ACCCTGAACCAACTCCGCCGCCGGGCATGTTGCCTGTTTTTACGGGCGAAACTGGATTTAAAGTTTGTTGATTATAAAAGTCAAGATAACCAGAATTATCTACAATGCTTTGATTGCCTCTGCCCATTGAGCCTCCGCCGGCAGGGTTAAAGCCAGCCGCTTCGGACGCTGACGGCCCGTAGTTTACGCCTGCGTCATAGGATTGCCCTGCGCCGGGAATGAAACCGCCCATAAAGTTTTCATAAGGTGTTCCGCTAAACCCGGGGCTGGGTTCAACAACAACGTCGCCAACATCTACATCTGTGTCGGTGTCGCCAGTGCCCCCTCCAGCGGGAGGCGCTTGATTAGCCATTTGAGCCATGATGTCTTCGGTAATTTGTTTGCGTAATGCCTCGGTGTCAACCTCTCCGGGTATCTGGCCGCGAAGCGCCTCAATCTGCTGTTGTACAGGGTCTAGAGCTGAAGTGATGTCCGTCTGCCTTTGGCTTGCAATCGACTCAGACAAGCCAGACAGGTCATCTTGGGTCAATCCAGCGGCCTGCAACGCCTCTATTCTTGCGGCGAGGTCAGTTCTTTCTGTACCAGCAATATCAATTGCTTGTTGAAAAGCAGCAGTCTGATCGTTGACTGTGGCAAGCTCTGCCTGAATCTGGTCGATTGGCAGGGCACCAAGGTTGTCTTGAATGCCGCTTATCTTGCCTTCTAAACCAGCAATTAGGTCGGAAACCTCTCCACGCAACAATTCAGATTGATCAACATTTCCAGCTTCTACATCTTCATACAAGGTTTCAAGCTGCTGGTTTAGCGTGTCAATTTCCGACTGAGTACCGCTTAATGATTCCAGCTCTTGGTTTATGCCGGATATTTGCTCTTGAGTAGCACCTGACGAGGTTTCTTGAATGTTAAGCAATTCAGAATAATTCTGATCAATCACGCTATTGATGCTAGAAAGATCAGAAGATAAAGAGCCTATTCTTTCTTTAAGATCGCCAACCAAAGAACCTTGCCGGTCTTCCAAGTCGCCAATGGCCTGAACCTGCGCCTCTCTAACCAACTTGTCGCCTTCTTCAATCTGACGAGCAAGCGCAGCCCTCTCGTCGAGTCCAGCTTGGCGAAGATCCATGGTTTCTGCGTCAACGCCACGACGCATATCTTCTATTTGCGCCTCAAGAGACTTGGAAAGCTCAGACCTCTCGCCCAGAGCCGCCTGCTCTGACGTGGCAAGCTCTTCTCTCAACAGGTCTCTTAGGCTGTCAATTTCCGTCTGACGAGCCGCCGCAGATGCCTCTTGAGCCTCTCTCTGCTCAGCCATAATCTTTTCATACTGCTCAGCCAGCAACTGGTCAGTGTCAGGAGTAATAGCGTCAAGCGTTCTCATCGTCGGAGCCGCTGGCGCAGCCCTAGCGCCCCTGTCGTAAGCAGGGCGCTGCATCAAATACTCACTCAGACTTGCATAGGGGAATGCTGAGATACCGTATTCGTCTTGGGCTGCTTGTAAATCGTCAGAGATAGCCATTAGATGCCAAGATCCCGAAAGTTAATGTTCTGAATTAACTGCCTTCTGATTTGCTCCATGTCAGGCGCTTGTCTCATTCGTCGATTTCTTTCCGCAAAGTATTGCTCAGGAGGCGGCGCTTGCATGTTTTGCATGAGAGCCTCCATGCGCGGCTGATCTCGTTCCGACTGTATTCGGCGCATGAGGTCTCCAAACATCCCTCCACGGGGTCTAGGCATCTCTTCTCGGCCTCGCATCTGCTCAGCAAGCTCTGCAATCCGACCTGCTAAACCGCCCCTTCGTCGGTAAGAATCTTTTATCCTGCGGCTTGGAATCCTTCTGAATTTGCCTCGCCCACCTCTTTCGTCCCTATCGTCAACGCCGTTTCTATTTCGGTCTTGAAAGTCGTTGGTTCGCATCATTGGGATGCGATCATCGCGGGGAGGTATTCGACCCTCTGGGCCAAAAATATCATCTAAGATAGGAGGGCTTGGCGGCAACCTTCTGCCCTGTCCTGTCTTTATGTAGTCAGGGAAGGTTTTCTTTGGAAGTTTCTCTGGAAATCCGGGAAAGCCAATAGGCGGCGAAGGTCGGCTATCTGGCACTGGGAATTCAATGATCATGTCGTCCGTGCTAGGCACCGGGTAAGTATCTGGGTACTGCCCGGGGCTTCTTTGTCCGCCTTGCAGCCTTTGCAGCATTTCTGCCAAACCCTCAATACCGCCAGACCTGCCGGGAATTTGTGGCATTTGCTGCTGCGGAGCCATTCCACCAGCCGCTTGATCTTGCATGGCAAAGAGTTTTGCCTTGAGCGCCTCATACTGAGGGGTGCCCTCTTGCATCTGGTTTAGTTGCAAATTCATGTACTGAATTTGCGGATAAAGGGGGCTGGCTTTTATTTTTTCCTGCCGCTCGTAAAACTCTATAGGTGCTGCAAAGCTCATATTAGGTCACCAATTTTTACACGACCAGTAAGAAGCCGTGAAAACGTCTTTTTTCTTTTGAACCGCATCGCAATTGTGTCTTGCCCGAAAATTGCGTCGGCGCTCTGGGTTATCTCGCTTGATTTCCATGTTGCTGTCGCCGTAGCGAACCACCTTCACCTGATCGCCCTTCTTGGCTAGAACCTTGAACTTTTTGCTCTCTCCAGAAGTGCGAACCTGCTTGTTATAGCCGGGGAACGTCTGGCCGCGATACCGCAGCCGTCCGCTCTTTAACCGTTCTACGTCAGAGGTGGTAGCCATCAAGCATACTCTTTTATGACTTCTAAAATGACAGTATAAGTATCTGCACTGCTTGCGCCAATTGTCGTGAATAGAATGTCCCCAGTCACACCACTGCCAGCATTATTAGGAATGCCGGTAAAGTCAGAGTAATCGTGGAAGCCATTGCTATCTGGTGACAAGCCGATGATTAGGGTATTTGCCGTTGCATCACACAACAGCTCGACCCCCATCCCAACACACTGCCACCATATCTTGGCAACTGTAACTTTGGTGCAAGCCTTACCCGCAGAGTTAGTGGTCAAGGCTGAAACATCAACCTTGACTACATTTGCCTCTCCGGTTCCGTCACTAATGTTAGTGAATTTAAGGACAGCCTTACGCTCTCCATCCTGAATGGTTTGGCTAGTTACTGCATCTGCCATTGCCTATCTCCTATTCTGTGGATTAAGCGTCAGCGAAAGGCGTAACAATCGTTCCTGAACCAAGCAGCAAGGTGTTATGTACAAGGTAGCTGGCTGTATCAATTGCTGTTACCTGAATGACGCTGCCGACCAAACCGCCTTTGGTTGAGCCGTTGAAAGTCATTACGTCATTTGCGGCAGCAGGGAAGAAAGCTTTTTTCGCGCCGTCATCGACAGCAACTATCGCTGCACCTTTAAACTTGTCAGTGCCATCGGTAAGGATGTCCAAGTCAGTGGCTGCGGTTTCAATGTAGAAAAAGAAAGACGCGCCAATGTTGTTGCCTTGGTTTGGAGACGTTGGGTCAGCGGGAGTGCTGGAGTCGATAGATGGCAAGGTGAACTTACCGTCTGCGTCGTTGAGCAAAATAATCTTGCCAGCGTGAGCCGCCACGGTAAGCGTGGTGTCTGCTGATAAGCTGATGCTGCTGTTTACGCCTGCGGTGATGAAGCCACCAAGCGAGCGTACTGGGCCAGAGAATGTTGTTTGTGACATTAGTTATTACCTCTTTACGAAAGGATTCGCCCCAGAGTCTTCGTAAACGTCTGCTGAGCCAGTCGCTGGGGCTGGGTTTATCTCAGACCTACAGTCTATGACAACTGGGCAGTAAAAAAAAGTTCATTTATTTCGATTTATTTGTGTATACATTGTTGCACATCGACACGGGATCAGTATAATAAAGGACATCAACAACGCAAACGGAGCATTAAGATGGAACAGCAAATTTTAGAAACAATTGAAAACGCTTTGATCGATAGAATGGCAAAAGAAGTAGGCGTTCAAGCATTTCAAATGAAATCTATGATCATGCGATGCGAAGAACTGAAGCAATACTACAAGCAAATAAGAAGCAACGCGATCAAAGATTTAGCTGACAATTTCAAAAAAAACGAGGCGGCATAAGCCGCCCAAGGGAGAAGTAGATGAAAACAGAATATCTATCGCAGTGGGAAATTCAGCAAATGGCAGAAGCCGCTTTAACTTCATACGAGTTCAGTTGCTGTTGGAAGCGAGCTTTTCAAGAAGCCGCAGAGTTTGCTGCTGACGAGTTGGGTGTAAAGGCTACCCGCGCCCAAGCAGCAACAGCGGTGAGGATCGCGCAAACAGGCTGGGAAGGCATCCGAGCCTCAGTTCAGAAGGTCTCATACGCGCCTTAATAACAAAAAGGCGGCATAAAAAAAGGGGGCTAATGCCCCCTTCTTTCATTGTTTCATGTGAAACAATTAAGCGCCTTGACTGCCGTAGATTCCACGCCAATCACTCCATCCGTAAGAGTAACGCTCTCGCGCTTTATACCGGATGTTGCCAGTCGTGAAGTCTGGCTCCATTGTGGTTTCCATCGCAGTACGTTGGAACATCTTCAAGCCTTCGCCAGCGTCGGTGACGCTAGTCAGCAAGAAGAAGGCATCAGGGTCAGTCAGGTAATGATTGACCGTGTAGCCACCGGGCAATACACCCGTGTTGCGTACAGCGTTGATGTCATTGTCGGCAGTACCAGAACGCAAAGTTGAGTTCAGGATACGGTCAGCAACAAAAACCAACTGAGGTGGTACGACAAGCTTTGATGCTTGAACAGAGATCGTAAGACCCTTGTCATCAGTAAATGTGCTGATATCAATCAACGCATCTTCCAAAGACGTTTCGTTCAAGTCAGCCATTGAGGTAGCACGGTTTGCAGCAGTGCCGCCACCCGCTAGAGGGTGTGCCGTGTTAATCAATGTTACACCGTCGCCGCCAGTGTAGTTAGTATCGAACGCATTGTTCAGTACATCTGCACCTTTGACTTCTTTGGTGTTAGCCATAGATCGGGCCAAAGCCTTCACGTATCGCTTGCCGAGCGAGTCATACAAATTATCTTCTACTGCTTCATCGGTCAAAGAAAATGCCAAAGCCACGGTCTCATGCGTGTAGCGAGCAGTGTAAGACTCAGAAGCGTTGTCAAACTGTACGCCCTGACCTTCGGTTTTAGTTGGCGCTCCGCCGAAACCAGTGATCAAAACCTCTTCCTCGAAGGCTCGCTGTGAGTCTTCAATAGCAAAGATTTCTTCATACTGGCGGTCGTAGCTGTCGTAGCTCATGCCGAATAAGGAGTTTAACCCCGGCTCCAGTTCTTTAGCGAGCTGTGCTCTTGAAATAGCCATTATTTAGCTCCTTATGCTAAGCCAGCGCCTTTAACGCCGAAGATTGAGTTTTGAATTACTACTAACACGTTAGTGTTTGCAGCGCCCGTGTCCGAGTTGTTCGGATCTTCCGAAATGTCGATCGCTTTGATCGGCAGGTTCGTGTTGGTAGCACCAGTGGTTACGTCAAGCTCAGCGCCAGAAATACCAGTCAAAGTGCTACCCGCAGTGGTGTACACGATATCAAAATTGCCAAACAGGTCGGTAATTGGAAACGTGTCATCAGCTTGCACTTCGTAAACCACGTCGGGATCATCAATGATAAAAGCGATGATGTCTGCGGCGTTAGTGCTTGCAGGGTAGTAGTTGCTGTAAACTTGCTCACCACTGGTGGGGTCTGTGTACTGGCAACCGTTAAAAACACCAACTACAGGCACAGTGCCTCCGTCAGCGTGTACTTCCACCGTACCTCCAGTGACCTGAGCAACCATATCGCCTTGAAAAATGGAAGTTCCATAATTCGCAGCAATACGATATCGACTCTGACCGCCAGTGTAAGGTGCGCCACCGATCATTCTGACCGGCTTCATTCCAAATGCAGCGTCTTTATTCGCCATTTTGAATACCTCTATTTACGTCCAAATGTGACGTTGCTATCGCGCTGAGGATCATATTTAACGTAACGGCTATCACCACGGGTTTCGTTGAACATTGAGTTGTCCAATGCATCCGTAGCTTGTTTGCTCTTCGCCCGATAATAGGTTCTGCGCTCTTCAACCGTTTCATTAGGGATCTTCGCTAATAGCAACCCTTCGTTGTAGACCACGCCTTCATGTCGGCCACTATCCATCGTTGGTAAAGAACGCCAATCTGGCGGCAATTCGGTTCCTCTTACGAGTTCCCAGCCCTCTCTGATTCGACGCGAGACATTAGCTCGATCTTCTTGTCCCAACATGGACTCCCTTATCCACCTGTAGGTATAACCTGCCGGTGCAGGGGGAGTTTCAAGTGACCGTACTGGTCGCCATGGTTTCCTGCGAGTCTGATTATCGTGTGACTGCGAATCACGGGATGAACGTGCGTTTGCTTTTATTTCTGCCATTTTAGCTTGCCTCTCTTGATGCAATTTTTTGCTTCTCTTTTGCCACTCGCTGCAACCATGCCTCTTCAGACATATTATGCGGCTTGAGGCTCCTGAGTCGCTCCAGCTCAGACTTAGAAAAGCTCACGCCATTCTTTTTGCCTTGTGTTTTTGACCGACCACCACCTTGGGTAGCTGAAGCGACTCTTTGCACAGCGGGTCTGCTTCCACTTTGAACGGTCTTCGAGTTGCCATTACTGGCGCTCTTAGTGTGAGGATAAACCGTACCGACACGGCTGTCCAATTCTTCGTAATACTCGTCAGAACCAACGTCGAAGCCTTCGTTGGCCAGATTGTAGTGAACATAGTAGGCGTACTGGGTCGCCTTCATGTCATCTTCGCTGTCCTGATTCGCGTACCAAGGGTTCCTTTCGTGCCATTCCAACGCATCTTCTGTTGGCGTAACCTCTTGCTGAACCCGCTGTTGCTGTTGGTAATTAACTATCTGTTCGTTACCTTGGGATTGGTAAGACTCTTCCTGAGCAGCCCTTTGCCGAGACTTTGCTACACGAAGTTTTTCCTTCTGAATAGCAATATCATTCTGGAGCTTAGAGGCCTTGGTGATGAGATCCGCGTCTCCACTTTCAACCGCCTTGCGGTAAACGTCATCGATCTGAGACTCTTTGGAAGCTATAGCCTCCTCTTCCTTGGCTAAAACAGTATTAGACTGTTGAACCGAATACTGCCGATACTGCTGAAGCTCAGCCTCTTTCTGCAAGGCAATCTGCTCAAGCTGCTGCGCCCTTCGCTCAGCTTCCCGATGTCTCTGGTTGAGCTTGTTAATTCTTTTAGAAACCGACTTGGTATAGTTTTCAAGCTCATCGCCGTCACCGCCACCAGATCCCTCTACCGGGTCTTCGGTGACCTCAATAGAAACTTGTTCCTCTTCCATCTGCTCTGCGTTTTGATTTTCTATCATGTGAAGCTCACTATGTCGTCTGGGTCTATAATTGTGCCAATGACCTCGTCGTCATTGATTATTCTGACTTCGCCGCCGTCCTCAAGCTTGAACCTAGCTCCAGCATAACGACCGATTAGCACCCACTGCTTTTCTTCGCACCAAGGCTTGTCTCCAAACTTTTCAGTGTCTCCGTAGCAGAGTGGCCCCATCTTTACAACATAAGCGACCACCGTGGCTAAAGCCTCTCGGTCTACCGTTTCTTTCAGGAGGTGGATGCCGCCTTCGCTTTTGGCTTTGCCTTGGTAGGGCAGAACCAGCATGCGCCACCCAGAAGGGCTAGGCATTCTCTCGATGGCGGATTTTTCAAGCAGGGTTGGATCAAGAACACGTTCGTCGCTTGAGACGTAAGCGGATTCTGTTATAGAGGTTGTCATTTAGATTTCCTTGTAGAATTCTCTGATTACTTCCTCCACCAAGTTTATAACAGTTAGCTCGCCTTGCAAAGATTTATAATGTTCTATATCTTTTAACATTCCATCCATCAAGACCTCGCGGATAAGCTCCCGCCTCTCGCCCATTACTCTTTTTAGGCGAGAGCCTAGATTTATATCATCCACTACACTTTCTCATGAAAGTCAAATCCGCGAGTGGCTGCGCCAGCTCCCCGAGCCTTGATGACTTTTATCTTTCCGCCCATTGTCCGACGAACCAAGGCTGGGTCGGTGGGTATTGATTTGATGCTCTTCTTTGGCGAGTCAACCTTTTTAACTCTGCTTAAATCTTTCATCATTCTTCCTCAGTTTGTTCGGTTTGCTTTTTCGCAGAAGATTTCTTTGGAGCCTTTTTGATAACAGGCTCTTCCTCTACTGCAATTTCTTCCTGAACCTTTACAGGCTCTTCGGCCTTGGCCTCTTCAGGCTCAGGCGCTTTTTCTGCGGGAGCTTCAGATCCAGAGAGTCTAGCCAGCTTGGCTGCAATTCGCGCATCGCTTTTTTGCTTCTTCTCTTCAGCGTCTTTAACTTTTTTTTCTTCAAGAGCAGCTTCTACGTCACGGGCAAGTCTTTTTCTTTCACGCAGCTCTTCAATTCTTTTTCTTACATAGCTTGTTGATGATATTAAGTCAGGCATTATCGGCCTCCCATGTTTTTGTTTTGCATGTCAAGCAGCTTTAAATCTGCCTGTTGATCTAGACGGCGGATAGCTACGTCTAGCTTATCATCAGCAACCTCCCTTTGGATATTCATACGCTGCTTAGCGATTTCATTCTCCAAAAGTTTTTCCTCAGCACGTTGCTGTTGTTTTGCTTCAAACTGCTCATTCTCTGAGTCGATTGCTTTTTCCTTCAGCATCAACTCTTGCTGCCTAATTTGAACCAGAGGATCGGTCTCATCACCCTGACCGATAGACTCAAGAAGCTCTTGCGTCAACTGAGCCAAGATTGGTGACGACAGTTGCTCTATCTGCATCTGAATCTGGCTCTGCTGCTGCTGCAACTGATCGGGCGGAACCTGACCAGATTGCTGCGCGGCCTGCATCTCTTGTATCTGCTGGTTCAGCTCTGGTGGGATCTGGCTCTGAGCCATCTGCCCAGCCATGAACTGTAAGTGCTGCATCATATGACCAATGATCATGCCTTGCAGCGGAGGGTTCTGCTTGACCACATCGGTCAAGAATAGAGACCTATGAGCGTCAATGTGAGCTTGGTGATTCTGTGGCTCGAAAGCCTGCCCGGGCTGACCCATCAAGAACGCACTATTCTCGATTCCCGCGTCCACTGGCATAGGCTGTGGTGGTGGAGGTGGGGGCTGTATAAGGCTGTCAATGTCATCAACCCCAAGGGCCGCGTACATTCGTCTATACGCTTCGTATATGCCCGTAGGGCCATGAATCTCAGGGTTAGATTGAACCATGGCAAGTAGCTCTTGAGCCATGGTGATTCGCTGGCTCTGGCTGAATATGTTGGGGTCAGATACGGGTATTACGTCAACCCGACCGTCAAAATCCTGCCCCATAATCTCTTGTGGGCCATTCTTTGACACATAAGGATAATTTGGAGGCAAATACTCCGCGAACACCTTGGCAAGCAACTGAAACTCAAGCTTCTGGCTGTAATGCAATCGCTTGTGAATTGCCGACATAACCTTGGTGCCACGCTCTAGTAGAGCCACCGTAGTGCCCACAGGCATCGCTTGGTTCATGTCGCCCACGTTCATATCGGCAATGCTTGCAAACCGCTTACCTGACTCTACAAGCAGCCCTAATAGCTGCATGAGCACATTGGATGGCTCTTTGATCGGCAGTGGTATCAGATTTTCTCGTAGAGACGCGCCTGTCGTATCAATATCCCTAAACTCTCCGGGCTGGAGTGGATTGTCCTCGTCTCGAATACGCATCCCGCGAGCCTTAAAGCCTGCCGGAAGATTAGCCAAGGTGCCTGCATCGATCAACTGTCTTAGGATTGATGTGGCTGACTTGGATATGCCGCCAATCATATGGCTTAGGCCTAGACCATAAAAGCCGAGGCCCGGTAAGAATTTGTACTGCACGAAAAAGTTGATTTTAGCCTTGCGAGGGTCTGTCTCAACGTAGTTTCGACGAATCGACAAGACCTTCTGAGATCCCTCGTCAATTGTGACGATATAAGGCAGTTTTAATCCTGTAGGTTCGCCATCTTCACCGACATCTTCAAAGCCGGGGATGTCTAAGATGGTATGGGTCTCGTAGATGACGTGGTCACGATCCTCTTGGTACGAAGGCTCCATGCCTTCAATCTCATCAATCTGCTCTTCAATATCACTCTTAGATACACTGACAGAACCGCCTTTTAACTCCACGTCAGCGTAAAACCCGTTGACCTGTTGCTTCTTGATTTCGTTCCGACTCATGTTTAGGACGTGGGTCACGCGCTCCGCACTGAAAAGATCGGTAGCTTCGTAGGGCACAATGAGGTCTTGGGGTTCAATAAACTTGCTCATCGCACGGCTTATGCCTGTGTCGAAGTAGACCTTCTTGAAGGCGCTGCCTGCGAGTGGAAGGTAAAACAGCAGCATATCCAACTCTGGATCGTACTCTTGCATGATGTTCATGATGTAGTAATTCATGAAGTCTTGAACGCGACCAGCCTGCATCTCGACCTCTGGGCTGCGGACTCCCACGATCTCGGTCTTAACTGGCCCTTTGGCTGGCAGTAACTCTTTGTAAGCCTGAGCCTGAAACTGCGTGACAGATTCAGCCAATATCGGGTGAATAACCCCAGAAGACCCCTGAAAAGGTTGGCTGCGGGAATCATCAAACTTCATGCCCAGATACTTCAAGCCATCCGTATATGTCTTTTCCCACTCAGATCGGCTTTCTTTATCGGCTTTGATCGAACCAATTACGTCGCTGGCGAGCTTGGATAAGTCGCTGTCTGAAATGAAATCAACCAAGTTTGCGTTGAAATCGGTAGCTATCTGCTCTTCCTCTTCGTCGATCTCGTCATCAACAAGAATTTCTTCTTCGCGCACCAGTATCTCTGCTGCATTGCGAATCTCATCGTTCCGAGTCATCTCTGGCTCGATCTCCATTGCGCTGCCAGTTGGCATAACGTCAGGATTGTCTTCGGTGCCTAAACCTCTTTTTTCAATAGCCATTAGTAGTATACCTGTCTGTCACGCCTCAAAAACTCAGCTTCTTCAGGGTAATCGTCGCGGAGGCTTAAAAACCCGCCCTGACGGAACCGCATCAGCGCCATCGTTGACGAATCGCAATAATCGTCATTATCCCCAAACGGAAAGCTTGCCATCTCTTCGATAACCTCATCCGCAAAAGTTTCGTCTGGTGCCCAAACCATCCCCGATTCAAATATCGGGGCAACACTGTTCATTCTTGCAATCTTATCTTGGCCACGCGATGGTGTATAGGCTGTGACTGGAATGCCCATTCTTCTAAGCTCTTGGGTCAACGGTGTGCCGCTGGCCTTGGCTTCAATTAACACGCAGTCTGGCTCCCAGTATTTCCATTCCTCGTAGGCCAGCCTTTTTAGCTCAGGAAAGTCTAACCTGACCCTCTTCGCGTCCAAAAGTATAATAGCTTGCACATCTTCGTCTGGCGACTGGAATATCGCCCACGTAGTGATAGCAGAGTAGTCAGCAGTCTCTTTCTTGCTAAACGCAGTATCGTAACTCTGGATAACGTACTCGTATGAAGGAACCCAGTCGTTTTCCCACTTACGCCACCACTCGCGCTTCACGATAGAGCCAGCCTCAGCCGTGGGGTTTTGCATCCACTGAGCATTCCACTTGCTTATCGGCAGCGAGGCCTTGACCGACAAAAGCTCTTCTTTTTTCCAAAACTCCGGCCATAAGGGGGTTTCAGACTCGGGCATGATTGCTGGGAACTCCACAACCTCCCACTGATCTGCATGATCATCGCCCTGCTTCTTCAAAACCTTGCCTACGAGATCTTTGGTTGACCAGCGGGTCATTACTATGATGATAATTCCGCCGGGCTGGAGACGCTGTCGTGGCCCAGAGGTGTACCAGTCGTAAGCCGACTCCATCGCAGTAGGCGACATCGCGTCTTGCTCTGAATGCGGATCGTCAATGATCAATAGGTCAGCGCCACGTCCCGTGATCGCGCCACCTACACCCGCGTAGAAAGATTCACCCTCCTGATTGGTCGTCCATCGACCAGCCGACTTATTGTCAGCCTGCAACTGTAGCTCAGGAAAAACCTGAGAGTAATCATCAGAGTCGATGATGTTCCGCACCTTCCTACCAAACCGTACCGCAAGCTCGGCAGTGTGAGTTGTCTGAATTATCTTGAGATCACCGCGCAGGCCCATCATCCAAGCAGGAAAATATGTGCTGGCAAATTCTGATTTAGAGTGTCGAGGGGGCAAGCAAACGATAAGACGCTTTAGCTTGCCTTGAGCTATCTTGTTAAACTTGTCGCCAATAATCTTATGGTGGCGACCGAGGATGCATTCGGGCCACATATGCTTAACAAATTCGATGAAATCACCCTGACACTTGTCTTGCTTGTCCATCTGATCGTAGCGGGACAAAAGCGCAAGGGCTTCGTTTTGATCTTGCTCGCTTAGAATCTCAAAGTCTTTGAGCGAGAGGCTAGACATTTTCCCAAGCTTCCCCCTTGAACAACAAGGCCTCCGCCTCGCGTCTACGAATCAACCCGTCCAGAACCTGACCCCCGGCCTTGTTCCAACGACGAATCTGATGCGGAACGTCGTCCATGTCGCCTTCGTTAAGCCGCTTCAATAGCGTTGAGGATTTTAGGTTTGTAGGGCCAAGGTTGTACGTCCAAGCCACTAGCGCGTCGAACTGGCTCTGGTTGAGGTCGGCCTCCACCAGATTGTTAACGTATCCCTCAAACTCCTCAAGATCGTCGGTCAGGATCTGCTCTGCCTCTTCTTTGGTGCAGGTGTCACCCTTGACGATATTCTTTGTGTGGCCATAACCTATCGTCCAGACGTTGGCTGAGCATTGATAAGCCTCCAGCTCACAGCCTTCAAATTTTTTTATAAGGCAAATGCCTTCTTGGCTAGTCTTCATCATTCTTGCTTCGCGCTGCTACCAAAATAAAAAGAAACGACCGCTGAGACCAGTCCGCCCATATAACCTAGAACAAGATTGATTAGCTCCATCGAGTTTTGCTCAGGGGGCATGATTGTGATCATTGCGATGTAACCACAAAAAAATAGCACCATCACAATAGCTATCATCTTCGCCGTCCAATCCTTGGCGAAATTCTTGCGAGCATCTTGAGTGTCTTTAGTCTCTAACTCAAAAATATCGACATCCAGCTCTTTCATGCGAACTTCAAAGTCCAGCTCCGCCTTCTTGATGTCCGCAAGCTGCTCTGGTGTAGCGTTCTGAATGGCTTTCTCAAGCGCCTTTGGCTCTGGGGCGACACCTAGTGCAGAGGCAATCGACTGCGCCGCAGCGCCTGCTAACGGGCCTCCAAGGGCCGACGCTACAGTTGGTGCCAAACCCCCGATTAATCCTTTGATTGCGTCAAATTTCATTGAGATATCACCAAGCCAACAATGGCTATTAAGGAAGTAATCATGACGGGGTAGATCCCCCAGATCATTTTCTCTAGTTTATCAAACCGTTCAGAACCTGAATCTAGTCGCTTGTTGATTGCTTCATAGCGCAACGCGCACTCAGCTTCATGAATCTCGATTTTCTTTAACGCTTTGCTTGCATGAGTCTCGGCCATTAGTTATCTCCATTCCAGATATAGACAATTTCAAAAGCTGCGGAAATGTCGAAATCGACGGAACCAGATGACGATATTGCCCGTACTTCGATATCTGACTTCTCTGCAAATTTTAGCGGAACCGCAAAGGTTTCTTCGATGTGCATACCTGTTGTCAAAGACTTAACGTCCTTTGACTGGAATACTTCCCCAAACGGTCTGACCGACAAAATTAATTTGCATACCGCAGGGGTATTGGA